ATTCAATGTTGATGCGGCAACTATCCCTGGATATTGCGGGCTTTATGTAGATCGCAATGGCATCTTGGTTTGGGGCGGCGTTATATGGGGCCGCACATACAACAGCACAGAACAAAGACTTACCTTTAACGCCCGTGAATGGATCTCATATTTTGAGCGTAGAAGAATTACGCAAACAGTTGATTTTGCTGGCATAGATCAGTTGGTAATTGCTAAGACTCTTATTGAAGATGCACAAGCCGCGCCCTATGGTGACATTGGCGTTGGTTACAACACAGAAGGAGAAACAACTTCTGGCGTGTTGGTGGATCGCGTTTATTATTACTATGAACTAAAGACAGTGTTCAACGCTATCCAGGATCTATCACGGCAAGAAGATGGTTTTGATTTCCATATAGATGTTGAATATGACAATATCACGGGGCTTCCTAGCAAAAACTTTAACACTTACTTTCCGCGCAGTGGTACTCCTTACAGCGAAACAGACCCAGAAGCAGTTATGTTTCAATTCCCTGCTGGAAACATTATTGAATATGAATACCCTGAAGATGGATCTATTGCCGCTAACACTATCTACGCTTTAGGCGCTGGATCTAATGAAGGTAAATTGATTTCTACTGCACAGGACACAACTAGATTTGTTGATGGTTGGGCGCTGTTAGAAGATCAGGCAAACTATTCAGATGTGACTGATGGTGATGTGCTTGCAAACCTAGCCATTGCGCAATCAAACGCGGTTTCATACCCGCCAACAACTCTTAAAGTAGTAGTGCCACCTTATGTTGCCCCTGAATATGGCAGTTATCAGGTGGGTGATGACGCAAGAATTTTGATCCAGGATAACCGTTTTCCTAACACCCTAGATGCTATCTATCGCATTGTAGGTATCTCAGTTCAACCAGGAGAAGATGGCCCAGAACGCGCCACGCTCACACTTACACAAGGATCAGGTGAAGCGTAATGGCTTACATCAATCAACCAGATGATCTACGCAGAATGTTTCAGGATCTTGATAGCCGTTTACGCAAGATTGAAACCGCTACCCGCTTTACTGCACCCAATGTAGATTTTGCCACTAACACTCCTAGCAATCCGCGCATAGGTGATCAGTATTATGACACTGACGCTGAGTTAATGAAGTATTGGAATGGCACAACTTTTGTAGAAATAGCAGATAACAACCTTTCAACAAGTATTATTACTGTTACAAATTCAACATTACACACAACCAACAGCAATTTAACTTATACAGGTAGCCCTGTAACAATAGAATTACAACGCATAGGTAAAATGATTACGGCTTACGCTGAGATCATAGGAACTACCGTAACTAATTGGGGAACAGGGCAAATTTATTTTCAGTTTCCTGCGGGCTTTCCTGTATTTGCGCATGAAGTTGTAGCGTCAGGAACTATTAAAGATGGTGGAACTCTTTACACTATTTTTGGGGTGATCCCCGTAGGTGACAATAAAATGTACTTGTACAGCCCAACATCTAATGGTGGTTCAGACATTGTAGATTACAACTCACCTACCGTACTTGATACTACTTCTGTAATTACTATTAACGGCGTTGCTCTTATCGCATAATTGGTAACATTTAGCCTATGACACCTAATGAATGGCTTGGTATTTGCGTTGCCGTAAGCACCCTTTTGGGATCGTTGGCAATCGCGGTGCGCTTTCTTGTAAAACACTATCTTTCAGAATTGAAGCCCAATGGTGGCAGTAGTTTAAGAGATGAACAGACTAGACAGGGCGCAACAATCACACGGCTAGAGGATCGCGTAGATGAAATTTATCGCTTGCTTGTTAATCGCTCTTAGCCTTACAGGGTGCGGGTATCAGGGGTGGGTGCGCTATCCATGTCAAGAATATGAGAACTGGCAAAAGCCAGAATGTCAGCCGCCGCAATGTGAAGCAATCGGGCAATGTACTAAAGACTTACTACCAGAAGTGGACACGGCAAATGGCTAGACGGCGTTTTACACCTGAAGAACTACATGCCCGATTGATTGTAACTATTGGCGTTATATTGGCTATTGTTTTTGCAGGTTCAGTGTTTTCTTTACTTTATGCTTTGCTATTTATTACACAGCCAATGGCGCAAGCCCCTAATGATGCGGCGTTTATTGATCTAGTCAGTACCTTGTGCGTGTTTCTCACGGGTACACTGGCTGGAATACTCAGCGCAAACGGTCTAAAATCTAAACCAAAACCGCCACAGGAAGGTGAAACTGATGACACAAAGAAATGATTTCATTGAAGTTGCTAGGGCAGAAATAGGAACTATTGAAGGCCCTAAAGACAATGAAACTAAATACGGCAAATTTACTAAGGCTAACTTTTTGCCATGGTGCGGGTCTTTTGTTATGTGGTGTGCCAATGAAGTTGGCCTAAAGATCCCTAATTGCGTTTCAACCCTTGCTGGCGCTACCGCTTTTCAAAAGGCGAACAAATGGCAAGACTCTGAAACGGCTACACCTGAACCTGGAGATATTGTATTTTTCAATTTTCCTGGTGGTAGAGAAATAGATCATGTGGGCATTGTGGTCAAGGACAATGGTGACGGCACAGTGACCTGTATAGAAGGAAATACAAGTTCAGATAAAAAAGGAGATCAGCGCAACGGCGGGGAAGTTTGCCGCAAAGTACGCGCTTACAAAAAGAAAAACGGCAGTAAAGTATTGCCATCAAAGACCGTAGTAATTGCGGGCTTTGGCAAACCAAAGTTTAAGGAGATCTAATGAACAGTCAATACAAAGCAATCCTAGAGTCTTACGGGCGCTCATTCCTTGTAGCGGTTCTAGCCGTCATCAGCACAGGAGAAACCAGCCTAAAGGCTATTGCGCTTGGTGGATTGGTAGCCGTTGCTGGCCCTGCAATCAGAGCGCTCAACCCTAATGATGCAACATTTGGTTTAGTCGCAGACCGCGTAGATGCAGAACTGACTAAGGCCGCTAAGAAGGTTACAAAGAAAGCGCCTGTTAAAAAGGCTAAGTAATTTTCCCAGGGGGGAAAGCACACCTGAGCAAGTGTCTAAACTGCTCCTTTACTGTACCCTTATATGTAAGGCAAGGGGGCAATCATGGGTTTATTAGATCGTTTTGAAGAAATGATAGAAGCACAAAAGCCAGTAGGTGTTTGCGCTTACATGAATATGTATGAGTCATTACCTGATAAAGAAAAACAGGCTATTGATATGGCTATTGCAAAAGGTTATTCACAAAATCTTATTATCAAAGCGCTTAGGGCTGAAGGTTACAAATGCAGTGCAGATACAATGAGATCACATTTCAAGGGCTTATGTAAGTGTCCAAAAAAGTAAATGAGATCCTTGCAGACAGGCAAGAAATTCATGGTGATGCAATAATTAATTTCACTATGATTGGGCGCATTTGGGGTGCGTTGCTTCAGATAGAGGACATTCCACCCCATGTTGTAGCGCTTATGTATGACGCTGGTAAATCGGTACGGTGCATGGCAAATCCACAGCATGAAGATAATTGGTTAGACAAACAGGGCTACACACATCACGGCATGGAGATAGCACATGAGTCTTAAAGATCGCTTTGATGAAATGCCAGAAGATATTGAGTCAGATGATGTAAAAGAATTACGGTCTGCAATGTTACGCTTGCAAAAACAGTTGAAGCAATCTAAAGAACGCAATGAAGATTTAGTGTTTGCTACAAAACAAGCGGCCTATGACGCTATGCTAACTTTTGGCAAGATAGTTCCAGTGCCAGAAGTAAAAATAGATAAACGCAAAACAAAATCTGAAGTAGCCCTATGGCACATGACAGATTGGCAAGGCGCTAAGCGCACCACCAGTTACAACAGTGAGATTATGCGCAAACGCGTATTGGAATTCGCAGAAAAAGCAGTGCGCATCACAGACATTCAACGCGCAGATCACCCAGTAAAAGAAGTCACTATTGCATTTGGCGGTGACATGGTTGAAGGGTTGTTTAACTTTCCGTCACAAGCATTTGAAATTGATAGCACCCTGTTTGAACAATATGTAAATGTCAGCCGCCTGGTTGTAGATGTGGTGCGTTTTGCGCTGGCTAACTACGAAAAGGTTACGGTAGTGCCTGAATGGGGAAACCATGGGCGCATAGGATCAAAGCGTGACAATGTTCCCCGCTCAGATAACTTTGACCGTATGTGTTATGAATTGGCGCGTCAGTTGTTGGCAGGAGAGAAGCGCCTGACATGGCAAGAATGTCCTGAAGATATACAACGCATAGAAATTGGTAACTATCGGGCGCTGTTAATTCATGGTGATGAAGTAGGCCGCAATGGTTTTGCTTCTCCTGGTGCGATTGTGCAACACGCAAACAAATGGCGCTCAGGTTCTTACCCGTGGGAGTTTAGAGATGTTTACATTGGTCATTATCACACCCACGCAGAATGGGCTATGGCTAACGGTCAAGGCGCTGTTTACCAAACAGGTTCAACAGAGTCAGACAATCGCTACGCAGGCGTAATGTTAGCGGCTAGTGCTACGCCGTCACAGCGTTTGCACTTTATTGATCCAGAAAAAGGCCGCGTTACTGCCGCCTATAAAATCTGGTTGGACTAACTGCGTTTTTGATTTTTTTGAATAAAAGGTGGGGCAGTG